TCAATATCTAAATTGTTTTCATCAATATCTAAATTGTTTTCATCAATATCTAAATTGTTTTCATCAATATCTAAATTGTTTTCATCAATATCTAAATTGTTTTCATCAATATCTAAATTATTACTTTTCAAATTAGTTCGATTACTTTTGAATTTACTTTTACTTCCGTTCATTTTAATGTTTTTTATTGATATATAATGTAAAGAAATAAAATGTATTTATTAATCGATTATAGGGAACAAGATTTTATAAAACGCTTATCAGATTATTGCATAATAGAAAATGATATGATTAAGGCTATTACAATTAACAATGTTGAAATAAAATTCAAGATAACTAATTTGCTTATAGGTGATTTTGTTATATTAGATGACATTGACAATTTATATACAATACGTTTAGCAATTGAAAGAAAAAGTATACGAGACCTTTGTGCAAGTATAACTGATGGAAGATTTCGTGAGCAAAAACAAAGATTATTAGATTCTATAAATGATGCATCAAAAGTTTGTTATCTTATAGAAGGTAAATTAAATAATCTTTCTGATAAATTAACTTTATCTCATACTATTATAAATGGATCATTATTAAATCTTATATTCAAACATAAATACAAAGTAATTCAAACTGAAAATAAACTGGATACGTTTAATAATATAGTACTATTATATAAAAAGTTTAAAAACAATGATTTTGAAATGGATGGTGCTCAAAACAAAGTAAAGTTAATTAAACGTTCAGATAAAATTAAAGATAATAAATTATTAAACCAACTACTTCTTATCCCAGGTGTATCTAGTAAAATTGCACAAGTAATTATAACTTATATTACTGTACCTGTAATCAAACCTATTGTTGAACCTATTGTTGAACCTATTGTTGAACCTATTGTTGAACCTATTGTTGAACCTATTGTTGTAATGGTTGTTGAACCTGAAACAAGTGTACCTTGTCCATGTGCGTTAAGTGTACATCTTTCTATCAAATCATTAATTGACATTTACATATCATTAAATGAAGAAATTAGATGTGAAAACTATTTTACAGATGTAATTGTACCCGGTAATGGTGGAAAGGTGCGTAAAATAGGAAAGGCATTATCTAAAAAAATTTATGAATATTTTTGTAAATAAATTTAAATTTAATTTTTCTTTTGACAATAAAAGAACAGTGTTTTAAAAGTGTAATTACTATTTGGGTCAACAGCCTCTTCATTGTCTTCATTGTCTTCATTGTCTTCATTGTCTTCATTGTGCTCTATAAAAGTTTCATATCGGTGTGATTTTCTTGAAACAAAGAATGCAATGTGACCTACTTGATTTAAATAAAATGTATTCGATTTCATTTCATTAATATGTTGTCTAAAACAATTTTTCCAATCATCTTTTAAATTTCCTATAAATCCAGATTTATCTTTTAGATTTTGGAGTTCTATGTCCGGAATTATTTCATTTCCACAAACAAAAGAATAACGTATAATTTCAGATAACACAGAAATTTCTTCTGGTGTTTTATAAAATTGATTTTCTTCTGGTGTTATTACAAGTTTTTCAGCTAATTCCAAATCAGAATATTCCCGTATCATATCATAGAAAAAATTTGTTTTGGTTGTTTGATTAAGTAATAAAAATTTTGCAAGTAAATAGTATATGTCGTCTATTTGTGTATTCTTGCGCAAACTAAATGACCTAACAATATTTAGGTCATTAATTGTTAGTAATGGGTCAATTTTATAAAATGCCCGAAGAAGTTTAGGTTGTTGTGAAAAAAAATCAATTGATTTTGTATAACCTTTCCGTTTAAGGATACGAACAATAATGTTTTTTGAATTTGATGTGCAAATCCTTTTTATTGTTTTATTCTGCGAACAAAATTTTTTGAGTTCTTTAATTTCCATATTGTATAAAAATTGTAGAATGATATCTTCTGGTAATTTTTCCATTAATAATATAACATTGGAAATTTATTTTACCATTTTATTTTAAAATTCTGTTTTCACGTTCTAAAAAGTTTTGTATTTGTTTGATATAACCAGGTTTACTCGTTATATTATTTGTATCAATATCAAGTGCATTTGCAATTGATTGTAATTTTTCCAAGTCAATAGTTGTAGCAGTTCTTCCTGTAATATTTTCTCTGTTATCACTACCACTTTTACGACCTCTACCGTCTATAATTCTAAATATTTCATCTCGTTTGCCATATTTATGATCCCACGTATCATCTTTATTCTTTTTACCTCTATAAGTACCGTAAATTGGATAATTTATTTCAATATCTGTATTATATTTAAGATCATCTTGATTTAATATATCTATTATACTTGTTTTATTTTGTTGTAGGTCTGATTTGGTTTTAGGTTCGGTTTTAAAAATATCTATATTTTTTGTTTTTGAATAATTATTTAGGGTGTATTTATTTGTGTATTCTGAGAAATCTAAAATTTTAGAATAAATAGATGTTTCAATATTTATATCTAGGTCATTAAAAATATAATATGGACCTCGATTGATAACAAATCCTTCTCTGTCGTACATATCTAGCATATAAACCTTGTTGTTTACAATATGATGAAGGGTTGTATATATTGCATCATCAGTTATAAGTGGTTCAAGTGTTTTAATATGTGTTTTAATATCATCAAGATGCCAAATAAAAGCTTTATGGAATAGGTCCTTTATTGTTTCTAATACAAAGTAAATATCAAATTGGTCAAAAAATGTCAAATACATATTATATGTTGATTTATCAATTAATTCAGATTTAGGTGTTGATCGACATGTATAATTACAATCTGTATAATCGCATTGTGGAGAACCAGGTACACCATTTTGGATAGTGTTTCTTGATTTATTTAATGAACAATCAAAACTAATTGTTTTTAATCTTCTTTCTATAATTTTATTACTAGTATCTTTTTCTTCAGATAGTATATATTTCTCTCTATCTATAAAAAACATTTTTAAATCCGATGAACTATCTATGTTTTTGTTACCATCTTTATAATATACAGAAACATATTTGTATATTTCTACATTTCGTTCAGATGGGTCAAGTGTTTGATGTGAATAATTTCTAACAGCTCTTCCTACAATTTGATTTATTTTACTCATATTCCAATATGGTTCTAGTATGTGAACTTGTCTTACTGCTTTTAAGGTAATACCTTCTGAAATAATAGGTGAACCAATTATGATACGTATAAATTTACCAGTTTTATTTTCCTCACTATTAAATACTCGTTTATAATACTCTCTATTTTTCAAACTAGTACTTTCATCAAATACAACAAAGGATTTATAATATCTTTCTTGAGAAATATTTTTACCAGAATATTCGTAAAAACCATTATTTAATAGCAATTGTTTTACAAGATATGTTCCCCCGTAATTTACATAATTAGAATATATGAATAAATTTCCTGTATCATTTTTCACTATATTTTGTAATAACAAATACAATTTGTTAGAATATTCTTTAAGATCCTTTGTTAAAACATCTTTGTTATTTAAAACATATCTGGTTCCTGATTTTGTAAAAACACTTAGAAAACCTAGTTTCCCATACTTTCCTCCAGGATATGACATTGTAGATGCATCGCTACTATTTTTGTATAAAGAACTAGCCTTTGAAATGACAACTTCATTTTCAGATATATTTTCTTCCGATTCAATCTTTTTTATAGTAGATGATATATCGTATTTGGATCCTTCTCCTAGATCTGATCGTAATGCTAATAAATAAGTTTTGTATTGATGTTCTGACATTTCGCAATTAACAATATTAATAGTACCTACTTTATTATTTATAAGAGGTTCTCCTATATCAATAGTTTTAGGATTTGTTTCCGTATTACCTCTTAAATAAGATACTTTTCCTAAAACGGCACTTTCTAATTTTTCTTTACCATATTCTGTTATTTCATAAATATCACCTTTTAATGCACTTCTATTAATATAAGATGATCTTTTTTTTATCAAATAAGATTGACCTGTGGAATCTGGTCGTAACAAATTATTACCTATAGGTAATTGAAGAGATTTATTATTTACATTTAGTAAATTTGCCAATTCAAAAATTTCTGTAGAATTATCATACATTGGTGTAGCTGTTAAAAGAATTAAACGATAATTATAAGATTTTGATAAAATATGAAATAAAGATGTATATACTTCATTACCTGTAATATTATGGGCTTCATCAACTATAATAACAGAATTATTCAAATTTTTAATTTGATCTTTTATAGGTTTTCTTTTTATTACTCCACCTTGTGTTTTTTTAATACGTTTTGTATTTTGACCAAATTCATCTTTTTCATAATCCTTTGCTCCTAATACACGATTAATAAAAGTACCGTATGTAATAAAATGATAAGTCTTGGAAATAGTTTTATTAGCTCTATGTATAATTTCATTACGATCTGTTTTTGATCCATTATAAGATATCTTTTCTGTATAAATATCATATTCTTCATTGTCAAGATATTCTTCACGAGTACATTTACTCATCAATTCATCAATAAAATTCTTTTCTATATTTTTATTTTTAACCAACACAACTACTCTCCTACCCATATTATTAATGTATTCCTTAAAACCTTCAGCTATAGTAATAGATGAACATGATTTACCTGTACCTACATCGTGATACAGTAAAATATTTTCATATGGTGTTACTTTGGAAATATAATTTCTTAATAACATTTGAGTTGGTTCTTGATGTATATGTCGCTTTTTTTTATCAGAACTATTTGATACAAACTCTAATTTATTCAAAACATTATCATTATTGTAATATATGTTTTCTACCATTGCTTATATAAAACATAGAAAATTAATTTATACTAGAAAATTAATTTATACTAGAAAATTAATTTATACTAGAAAATTAATTTATACTAGAAAATTAATTTACACTATAAAATTAATTTACATTATAAAATTAATTACACTAAACTTCTACTGTACTGCTAATACTTATCGATGATTCCGGAAAAGGCATCGATAATAAAGATTCAGAAAGTATACCTACATTTCCAATTCCGTTTATACCCCCACCTGCAATTATACCTGTATTTGTATTTGTATTTGTATTTGTATTTTTACCTTCTACAGATATGTACATAAATCTTGTGAGGTATAATATGACAGGTACAAATAATATATATATAAAATTGCTTTTTGGTTTACCATTTCTCCTTTCGTTTTCTACTGTATGTTTGTAAAATCTTAAAATTATATAAAATACAATAGTTGCAATTAGAACAAATACGTGAAAATTCATAATACTATTACATAGATTATAATTTATCAATTCCTTTCGCAGAAAAAGAAATAATAAAATAATTATTATATATAATAAATGTCTAACATAAAACAAAATATTGAAAAAAATAGGGAATTAAAATCCGTTTTGTATGGTATATTAACAAAATACATTTACAAGTATATAAGACGAACATTTGAAAAAGAAAAAGAATTACATTCTACTATTGAAACAAGACCTAAATTACATCGTGATTTTCAAAAAGTTTTATTACAAATACCAAAATGGTCATCGCGAACTTTGGAAAAGGAATATACTAAATTTTTAAAATGGGTCAAGAAAAAGAATGATATAAACACAGAAGAATTAATGATAGACATTATAAAATTAACAACTGAAATAATCCTTAATAAATCTAGTATATACGTTACATCATTATTACAAGATTATAAATTTCCTAGTCTACAACAATTTTACTATAAATCTTTAAAAAAAATTGCCCGTATAATATATGAAGAACCAAAATCTTTATATACAATAAAAACATCCAAGTTAACTGATCAAATTGAAAATGTATTAAATATTTATTTACCTATTAAGCAAATAGAATCTGTTTTGGAATTTATAGAAAAAGATGTTGATCCAAGTATTAAAGTAAAATATAATTTTGAAAATGATAGCAAATCTACAGAATCTAGTAAATATAGTATAAGTTTACGTAAAAATAGTTCTGATAATAATAATTTAATTGTCGATAAAATATCTTCTTTACATTACGTGTCTTCTGATGATTTACATGATCTTAAAAATACAGACGATGATCATCTATCTGTAAAAAATAAGATTGTTGAAAATGATAATCTAAGACATATTGATATACAAAAAATGAAAAAATCACAATATTATTACAATAAACCCAAAGTAAATGAAATAAACGAATACTTTTTTAATGAATAATAGATTTAATAGATTTAATAGACTTTTCATATAATATTTCGTTAAAAATTATATAAAAAATTATAAATATATAAAAATGTCTTTTAACTTATTATCATTTGCTATATTTGATGACTTATTTTATACACAGCCAAAAACAAATGATCCAGAATCATCATTGCTTTGTTTAAGAATACCAAATGAAAATAAATATAAAAATATTTTTACAATTGGATATTTACGTAATAACCAATTCAAATGTATAAAAGACACAGGATCATTTATAATTATTATAAATTCAGATTTGATAGATGGTCCTACTGGAATTTACTGTATATCTCGTTCAGACAGTTCATTACAAGGAACAGTTAAAATACTTGTCGAATCAAATAGTAAGTTTGGGGATTCATTTGAATTAGTATGGAACCCCCTTGAATATCCATTATTAAACATTAATTATAATGGTAAAGATAGAAATATAAGAACTTTATTTTTTCATGTAAAAATAATTACTAGTTTTTAACGTTTCGAAGGCATTTGACGTCGTGAAATACCATTAGCTGGTAAGCGTTGTCCTGCAGCATTTCTTCTTGGTAAAATATTACCTTGAATAAAACTAAAAGTATCATTTTTAACTTGGTTTGCTTGGTTTACCTGGTTTGATTGGTTTGATTGGTTTGATTGGTTTACTTGGTTTACTTGTTCTATCTTATTTAACTTTACCAAATCATTTTTTAAACGTTCTATTTCATTATCCTTTAATATAGTTATATTTTTTATATCAGTTCTATATCGTGACATTTCTACTTTCATACTTTCCAATTCATTTTCTAAATTTCTTCTAATATTTTCTTCAAAATTGACTTTATTTTGTAACTTTGAAATATTATCATTATTAGCTTGTAATTGTATTGCTTGTTTTTGATGATTTGATTCTAAAATATAATGACGTTGTTTTGTTTCAGTATTTTGCTGAACTGCTACATTCGTTTCCTTTTTAGAATCTTCCAATGACGTTTTTAATAAATCGTTATCTAATCGCAATGTATTAAATTCACCTAGTAAATTTTTATTTTCATTCCCACAATGTATTAATTTTTCGTTTAAATCTATTATTTGTTTTTCATATTGCGGATCAATATGATTAGTTTCCAATCTTGTTATATGAACTGACTTTTCTTGTAGTTGTCCTTGTAATGTAGATATTGTTTTTTTAAACAAATTTAATTTCATTTCTTGTTCCCCTTCCGTTTTTTTATATTTTTCAATTGTATTTTCCAATTCTTCTATTTTTACTTGTAACTTATTATGACCAATGTTTCTAACTGTAGAATTAAGTCTGTTTACAAATTCCACAGAAGTTTCACTTGCAACAACAGGTTCGATTACAGGTTCAATTACACGTTCAATTACAGGTTCAATTACAGGTTCAATTACAGGTTCAATTACAGGTTCAATTACACGTTCAATTACACGTTCAATTACACGTTCAATTACACGTTCAATTACAGGTTCAATTACAGGTTCGATTACCGTTTGATTTTTAGGAGGTCCGGTTGATGTAATAGGTTGGTTTTTAGGAGGTCCTTTTGATGTAATAGCTTGATTTTTAGGAGGTTCTTTTGATGTAATCTGATTATCTTTAGGAGCTTCTTGAATACTATTGTTTTGTTGTAATCTTGAAAAAAACCCCATAGATTGACTTTCATTAATTTTAATATTTAATTCTTCCATATTATTTATTATAATTAAATAATATAAAATAATTAATTTGAAATAACACAATACAAGAATAAGCTATATTAAATACAACTATCATAAATTATCAGAAATTATCAGAAATTATCATAAATTATCAGAAATTATCATAAATTATCAGAAATTATCAGAAATTATCAGAAATTATCAGAAATTATCAGAAATTATCATATTCAGGATAAGTACCTGGTCCTCCATCTAAATTGGATTCTTCTTGAACATCAAAACCAACTTCTTGTGGTTGTTGTTTTTTTAATTGTGGTATATATTGACTAGCTAAAACTTCACCAATTGATTCTGATGCATCGTATTGTGTTATTTGTGATTTTTGAATATTTTCAATTGCTACTAACATCATATTTAAATTATTTAACATGTGTGTTTTATCAACTTTTAATGAGTTATATTGGTCATAAATTAATTTATATAATGTAGTAGATGTATCAAATATATATTTATATTTGATTTTATAAATCTCTTTGTAATCCGAAACAGATTCACCATTTTTGATAACAATATCCATATCTTGAATAAATTCATTTACCAATTCTCGAAGTTTTAGAACGTCAGTATCTTTAATGTTTCCAGACATTTATATAAACATTTTAAAAAAAAATTGTATTATTAACGTTATTATTAAAATTTAGTAATGTCTATAGAAGATCATACAAATACAATAACAATTGTAGATACAATTACAGCAGATACAATTACAGTAGATACAATTACAGTAGATACAGTAGATACAGTAGATACAGTAGATACAGTAGATACAGCAGATACAGTAGATACAGTAGATACAGTAGATACAGTAGATACAGTAGATACAGCAGATACAGTAGATACAGCAGATGCAGTAGATACAGCAGATACAGCAGATACAGCAGATACAACAGATACAGTAACAATTGCATTTAAAGATACATTTAAAGATACAGTAACAATTGCATTTAAAGATACATTTAAAGATGTAGATTCAAAAGATATTATAGTACGTATTAATAGATTAACACAAAAAGAAAAAATTCATATATTGAATATTTTAAAAACACAAAATGTAGAATTTACAAAAAATTCAAATGGTTATTTTTTTAATCTTTTAAAGATAAATAAAGACATTATTAATAAAATATGTAATTGTCTCGAGTTAATAGAAAAAAACACAGATTTATTAAAAGAAATGGATAGAAGAAGAAATGAATTGTTAAAATATTATAGGCTTTTAATTGAAGATAAATTGAAAAATAATATAAAAAAGAAAAAACAAGAATATGTAGATAAATTATATGTAAAGGATTATACAAATGTGGAATATAATATTAAAAGAAAGCAAATGATAAAAAGAAGATTTGAATATATAAATTCGGAAATTGATACTGATATATTAATAAAGGATTATATAAAATCTAAATATAAATATAAAAAGGGTAGTATTTATCATAAAATTATAACATCTATAAAACTTTGGAAAAGTAAAAAAGGAAGAGAGAGAAAAGATGACGATGATAACGATGATGACGATGATTCTGCAAAAATAAATGATAAAGAAAGTTGTGATGGTGGTGGTGATGATGATGATGATGGTGGTGGTGGTGATGGTGAGAGTATTGCAGATATTACAGAAGATGATTCTTTTAATATAAATGAAGATACTAATACAAATGAAGAAAAAGAAGACAAAGAAGAAAAAGAAGACAATGAAGAAAAAGAAGACAATGAAGAAAATGAAGAAAATGAAGAAAACGATATAATATATAATTTGTTAAATGATGATGAAAATGACCAAGAAGATGATGTAGACATGGATGAAATAATAAGTGAAGAAAAAACAAAAATGGAATTTTTATATTATAAAAATTTATTAAACAAACAAGGTTTTACGTTTGATGAAAACAAAGATGTTATGTTAACGTATAAAGAATACATTAATTAAGTATTACATTAAAAAAAGTTGAAATTTATTTTTTTAATATGATTTTTTAAAATGGGAATCCCTTGGTATTTTTATACTATTTATAAAAAATACAATACTGAAAACGATTTAACCATAGATGAAAAATGTATAAATGATCTTGGTATTGAATATCTTTTTCTCGATTATAACAGTATGATTCATCCTTGTGCACAACAACTTTTACAAACAATTACGGATGGACCATTTACGACAGATGAATTGGAAACAAAAATTATAGATTCTTGTTTAGTATATACGAGATATATAGTAAATGTAGTTAAACCAAAATATTTGTATATAATGATTGATGGTGTAGCTCCAAGGGCAAAAATTAATCAACAAAGAGAACGTCGTTTTAAAAGTCATTTTTTTAAAACATTAATGACAGAACAAAATAACAATGAAAATAACAATGAAAATAACAATGAAAAAAACAATGAAAAAAACAATGAAAAAACCAATGTCAATAACAATGTCAATAACAATGAAAAAACCAATGTCAATTGGAATTCAAATAAAATAACTCCGGGAACTGTTTTTATGGATAAATTAACAGATTCTTTAAGTAAATTTAAAAATGAATTGATTGAACAATGTTGTTTAAAAAGTGTAGTAGTATCTGATTCTGATGAAAATGGTGAGGGAGAACATAAAATGATGAAAGTGATATCTGATATATCAGATTTATGCGATAATAAAATTTGTATTTATGGTCTTGATGCAGATTTATTAATGTTAAGTCTTATTAACAAACGTTGTGATAATATTATACTTGTTAGAGACAATACATTTAACACTAAATTATCAGAATCTGATCGTGTTTATACTTATGTGGATATAAAGAGGTTACGTAGTTATATATGTAGAGATTTACGAATAGAGTTACATTCTGAAATAACAAATGATAATTTAATATACGATTATATATTTTTATGTTTTTTACTTGGTAATGATTTTTTAGAACATATTCCTTCTTTGAAGATTAAAGAAGGGGGTGTAAATGTATTGATAAAATATTATACGTCAATAATGAATAACAATTGTTATGGTAGTTTAATAAATATTAAACATTTATATTGTGGAGATTTAAAATCTAGTATAAATTTGAAATTTTTACAAGATTTATTTTATCAATTATCTAAAACAGAAGAGTATTTCTATAAAAATATTTATAGCGTATATAAAAATCCTAACAAAAAACATTATAGGGATATATATGATATGGATTTATCATATTCAAATGTTCATTTTTACAAAACAGATATTATCAATTATAATAAGCCTGGGTATAAACAAAGATATTACAAGTTTTATGGTGTAAAAGATGTAGATCTTGCTTGTGAACAATATATATCTGGGTTATATTGGATTTTAGGATATTATCAGAATCATATTCATAACAATTGGTCTTGGTATTATCCGTATCACGCAGTACCCTTTGCAAGTGATATATTTAATTATTTAAAGAAAAATCAACAGCAAACTGCTGATAAAGGTGCCTCTGGCTCTGATAAAGGTGCAGTTGATAAAGGTGCAGTTATAGAAAAGAGTATAGTAAATTTAGAATGTTTAAATCCGAGTAGAGCTTTAACTACACGTGAACAATTAATAATGGTATTACCAAAAGAATCATTATTAGAAATAATGCATTCTAAAGATTTGGATTTTCATGATAAACTATGTAGATTTTTTAATACAAAAAGTAAACAATTACAAGATTATTATCCTGAAAAACTTTATTTGGATATGATTCATAAAGAATATTTATGGCAATCTAAAATATTTTTAAAAACATTTAATAATGAAATAATAAATATTTTGATGTAATTTTTTTTTATTATCATATATTATAAAATACAATGGATTCTCAAAAAATGCTTATATTGCTTGTTCAAATTCTCTTGATCGCCGGTGCTCTTAACTGGGGTCTTGTCGCTTATAATGGTACTGATGCTGTAAACCTCGTTACTGGAGGAGGTGATATAGCTAAATACGTTAAATTTGCAGTTGCTGCTGCCGGTGTTTACCACGCCTACGTTCTTTACAGTGCTGCTTCTGCTTAAATACCTTGTCGTGTGTTAAAGGTACACAAATTTTAAGTTTAATTATTTATTAAGTAAATAATTTAACTAATATATTTTAATATATATGATTTTGCATATTCCGGATCATTATTTAGTTTATAAAGAAGACTGTTATCTTGAACTAGATCCATTTTAATCGTATCGCACAATTTTTTGACATAATCATCGGATAATCGTATATTTGATAGGTTATTTTGTAAAAAAAATTTTAAACTATTATAATCCATAATATGACTAAAAATAAATATTTTTTCAGATAGACCAAAATCTTCTGGTTTAATAACTATACATGTACTTAAGACACCTTGATAAAATGAACACGGACCTGTTATACAATTATTTATGGGTAAATTTATACCTAAAACAGTAGATACAAAAACATCCAATGTTTTCAATATGTACAAATTATATTTTTCAAGCGTATTTGGATAAGTGGTATAAATACGTGAAATAAGACCAGACAAATCTGTTATACCATTTCTTTCACCTATACCTAAAACACAAGTATTAATATGTGTGCAGCCATTTAATAGTGCTATATATGCATTTGATACAGCACATGAACTATCGTTATGGAAATGACATTCTATATCTAATTCTGATCTAGTAGTATTTTGTATAATATCTAAAGTATCTTCTATATCATAATGAGTTGCAATACCTACTGTATCAGTTATACCAATTCTATCTACATAATCTTCTATAGCTAAAAATAATTTACAAAGTATATTTGGATCAGTTCTAAATGAATCTTCTGTAGAAAATATTATTTCTATATCGGGATTAATTTTCTTGATATAATCTAAATTTTTAACAGAATGTTGTATTATTTCATCAATTGATTTATTATTGCAATTTAGATGACTTGATAAAATGATTCCATCTATATTACATTGCAATGCCTTTTCAATATCACTTGTGTGATTTCTTATATGAGCTATTAATTTTATACCAAGTCCGAGATCTTTTTTTAATTGTACAAGGGATTTGTATTCCTTAAAGGCTATATCAGAAGAGTTGGGGTTTATTAATTCAGCATATTCTATACCAAATTTATCTAGTAAAATTAAAAAATCTTGTTTTTGATTTAACGTAAAATTACATATTGAATTTTGCTGTCCTTCTCTTAAAGTAGAATCTATTATATAATACCTTTTCATATTAGTATTTTTTAGTATTAAAAAAATATATAAAAAACGAATGTAAGGAAAAACGAATGTAAGGAAAAACGAATGTAAGGAAAAACGAATGTGGACCAGATTGTAAAAAAACAGATTGTAAAAAAACAGATTGTAAAAAAACAGTAAAAAAAAATGTAAAAAAAATATAAAAAAAATGTAAAAAACGAATTGTAAAAACGAATTGTAAAAAACGAATTATAAAAAATTGATTTTATACTAATTAATGCTTTTAATTACAACATTAGTGCGTAAAAAATTATAAATTAATTCCTATATTAAAATTAAAAAAGAACAAATGAGCAAAGTAACTACTTCCACTAAAACTGCAACTAAAACCACTAGAACTAAGGCAACTCCAAAAGTTAAGGAAAATGTTGTTGTCGAACAAGCAGCACCTGTAACTGAAACTGAACCTGTAACAGAAACTGTTACTGTACCTGTTGAAACCGAAACTGTTACTGTACCTGTTGAAACCGAAACTGTTACTGATTCTATGAAACAACGTTTTGAACGTTTAATCAAGTCTAAGCAAGATCTTATGAACGAATTGAAACGTGAAGTTCAAGAATTGCGAAAGATGCAACGAGATCACGAACATGCAATCAAGGAAGCTTCTAAGAAGAGTAAGAGAAAGAAGAGTCAACGTGATGATGCGAATCCTAGAAAACCATCTGGATTTGCTTCTCCAGTAGTTGTATCTGATGATCTTTACAGCTTCCTTTCTCAATTTGGAGTTAAAAAGGAGGATCCTATTGCTAGAACTGATGTTACTAGATACATTACTTCTTATATTAAGGAACACGATCTTCAAAATCCGGAACATAGACGTGAAATTATTCCGGATGCAGCTCTTGACAAGTTATTTGGACCTGCAATTGAGCCAAAGGATCCTAATGATCCAAAGTCACCTTTGGTTTACACTTATCTTAAACTTCAAAGATATTTGTCTCCTCATTTTCCAAAGAAAGCTACTGCTTAAA